AGGATTCGACGTGAAGGATCCGATGAAGTTCCTGGTGCAGCAGGATCAGCCGGCCACACCCGAGCAGGAGGCGGTCGCTGGGGAAACCCCAGGGCCACCCGAGCAGCAGATGGCGCCACCGCCGATGCCGCCTGGCATGCCCCCCACCCCTATACCGCAGGGACCAGATTTGGGGGCGTTTGCCCCAACGGGCGGTGTTCCGCCCGAGTTGTTGGCGCAGTTGCAGAACCAGATGGGGCTGGAACTACCCAACTTGTAACACACGGTGGGACACCCCCACCGTAACTATTAGGAGCAACCATATAGGACTCCTCAGGAGGCAGAAGTGCCCGAAGAAAACATGGAAGCAACAGAACCCGCTGCGGCGGACAATCCTGAGCTTTCTATAACAGATCCGATAGAAACCAGCGGCTACACCATCAAGGTTGATGGGGAGCAGCAGCAGGTCAGCCTTGAGGAACTACAGAGTGGATACCAACGTCAGGCGGATTACACCCGTAAGACGCAGGAGTTGGCATCTGAACGTCAGCGTTTACAACAGGCAGAAACCATTGTGTCGGCCCTTGAGGCCGACCCGCAGGGGACTTTGGCCGCGTTGGGGAATGCTTTGGGCGTGGAGGGCAACCCCGTGCCCCGAGACGATACGTCGTCTTGGGAGGACGAGGATCCTACCGCTCAACGTGTCGCCCACTTGGAGGCCCAGGTCGCTCGACAGGCGCAGACGCATAGGAAGCAGGCGTTGGACAAAGAAGTTTCACGTTTGAAAAGCCAATACGGCAATTTTGATGAGCAGGGACTGTTCAAGCATGCCCTGGACAACAAGATTGCCAATCTCGAGGCCGCGTACACCCACATGAACTTCAACGGGTTGGCTGGTTACGCTGGGAAACTCCAGCGCGACCAGGAAACCTTAGAAACGAAGCGTGGTGGTGCACCTGTCGAAGGCGGCAAAACCGTCCAGCAGGGTACCGTTGTGGACGGTAGCCCCAAGAAGGTCAATTCGTTGCGTGAAGCCTTTGCCCTCGCAAAACAGGAATTAGGCACCTAAACCTTTTGAAGGGGGTTTTATCATGGCAGCAGGAAACGCCAACTTTGACGAGATTCTCTCCACCACGCTAAAGAACTACATCCCGAAACTGACAGACAACATTTTCAGTGCACGGCCGTTGTTCTACGCTCTGACGAACGGCCAGACCATTCGTCGGATTAGTGGTGGAGCGAACATCGTCGTACCGATCATTTACGGTACAAACTCAACCGCTGGTTCATACAGTGGAACCGACACTATTGACATTACTGCTCAGACAGGCATTTCAGCCGCTGAGTGGTCTTGGAAGCAGTACGCGGCCACTGTGACAATCAATGGTATTGAGGAAGCCAAGAACAACGGTGAAGCACAGATCATTGATCTGCTGGAAGGCAAGATTTTCCAGACGCAGGAAACCATTATCGAGAACATGAACACCATGTTGTTCGGTAACGGTACTGGCAACGGTGGCAAGGACTGGATGGGCCTCGGGGCTCTGGTCGGTCTAGGCAACGATGCTGGTGGTTCGTCACTCGGCGGCATTGATGCCACCGATGCGGACAACTCCTGGTGGCGTTCACAGGTGACCAATCAGGGTGCTGCGGCACTCACGGTCGCCTCGATGGCAACCTTGTACAACAACTGTTCGGTTGGCAACGACCAGCCGACAATCATCATCACGGGCCAGGCCCAGTACGAAGCCTACGAGGCTTTGCTGGACCAGAATATCCGTTACACGGATACTGACATGGCTGACGGTGGCTTCCAGAACCTTTTGTTCAAGGGCGCACCCGTCACCTTCGATGGTGTTCTCGCAGGTGAAGGCAAGCTTTACATGCTCAACACGAAGTACCTCCAGTTGGTGGCTCATAGCGATGTCTGGTTCAAGCCGACACCGTTCGTGCGCCCAACCAACCAGGACGCGGTATTCTCGCAGCTGCTCTGCTACGGCGAGTTGACTACAAGTAACCGTGCCCGTCAGGGCTACATGTACGGCATCCTGCCGGCCTAGTAGCATGGGACGAGAGTTCGCTTACGCTTACAAGTCGGGTGCCCGTGCATACGGGAAACCTGGTGGCGACAATTTTCGGGATTCTTCTCCACGGCCTCAAACCGTTGGGGTGTCACGAAATATCGCTCGGGTGAACCCGATGAGCAGCGAACCTGTCGTTCCAGAACCTGTCAAGTGTAGTTCTCTGACTCGCAGCGGGGCGCCCTGTAAGGGGCGCCCCGTTGCGGGCAGTGAGCTGTGCGTCTTCCATCAGCCTAAGGAGTAGGCGTGGACATCTCGACCATGAGGTCGTATATCCGCTCAGTGGTAGACATTGATTCATCCGATATTACGGATGACACCCTGAACCGTTTTCTCGGTGAGGGTTATGACAAGATCGTGTATTCTCAGAAGCGTTGGCCCTTCTACGAGGTTTCAACGACGTTCAACACTGTCGGGTCGCAGAAGGATTACACCCTGGCAGCCGTTGGGGCGCTGGTAACGGACGGGTTGCGGGAGGTCGCAGCGTTACGTTCGGACGAAAATGTGCTTGCCTACGTGGGGCGCGATGTCGGTGATGTGGCGTACCCGTTGGATACGGGTACGTCTGGTCGCGGCTGGTGGTGGTCATTCTGGGCGGACACCATTCGCATCTACCCGACCCCAGGTAGCGCCACCACTATCAATGTTCGTGCATACAAGAATCCGACTCCTTTCGGTGCAGGATCGGCTGACAGCGCGGAACCTTCCGATCTGCCAGCCCCATTCCAGATTTTGGTCGCTACGTACGGGATCTTCCGCGCTTACGAGCAGCAGGAAGATCCTGGCATGGCCGCCCAGTACTTGGGTATGTTCAATTCGGAGTTGGACAATTTGACGGGGCGTTACGTCGATGTTCCAGCCCCGCAGCCGTTGGTGTTGAATGGCCGCACCCTTTCACGGTGGCGTTTCTCTGACCGTCTTCGTTACGCCTGGGAGTAACGGATGGCTCGTGGCGCAGGCGCGCGAGGCAGCGGGTTTCGCCTCACTGCGCTCGAATCTTTCTCTGGTGGCTTGAATCTCAGGTCGGACCAGTTCAATCTGGCCCCGAACGAGTCGCCCGACTTGTTGAATGTCGCTGTGGATCCCAGGGGTGGGATCCGTATGCGCGACGGTGTGGACCGCAGGAATGCGACAGCGGTGTCTGCCGACGTGAAGGGCATGTGGGGGTTTCACACGGGTAGCGGCACGAACGCTGTCATGGTCAACTATGGGACCAAGGTTGCCCATTCGGCCACTGCCAACTTTACGGATCTGACGGGGATCACGGCGCGTACGGCGGGGTCGCGCGTGTACGGGATGACAATGAACGATGTTGCGTACGGTGTGTCGTATGACAAGCCGTCGTTCAGGTGGAATGGGTCGGCGGCAGCCGATCTGGGCACCACGTTTGATGGGACGACAGGAAACTTTCCGCAAGCACAGTATGTGGCGTTCTGGAACAATTTTGCGTGGGCTGCCAACACGTACGAGTCGGCTACGGCCCACAAGTCGAGGGTTCGCTGGTCGAACGCGAACGACCCCGAAAAGTGGGGTGAGGCAAGCATCGACGCCGACTACGTGGACATCGACCTGGGGGAGCACGGCGACTACATCACAGGCATGGCAGCCTTCGGTGACCGCCTACTGGTGTTCAAAACGAACTCGACGTACGCAATCTTCGGTTACGACTCTGATTCGTTCCAGGTGCAGTTGCAGTCCGCGTCGGTCGGGATGATCCCGTTGTCTACGCCTGCCGTCACCCCGAACGGGGTGTTCTTCTGGGCCGCCGAAGAAGGCGTTTACCTATACAACGGGCAGCAGTTCGTTTACCTGTTCTCCAAGTTGCAGCCCGCCATTGACGATGGGCGGATCACATTCGTGAACCCGCCCCAGTTGGCGTGGGGCGACAACAAGCTGTTCGTGTCTTTGGACTGGTCGGAAGACGGTGCAACCGTCAGACGCACCCTGATTTTTGATCCAACCATTGGCGAGAACGGCGCATGGACAATGACCGACATTGACGCTGGACCAATGCTGGCTTATCGACCCCCGAACGACCGTGCATCAGTGTTGGCCGGCTGTGTCGCCAACACGGGGTGCGTTGTCGATGTTGAGGACGAGCAGAACCGTACATCGGACCGTTACACGGGGTCAACGGAGACGCACATCGCCTCATATTTTGTTACCCCGTGGATGACGGGCAACGATCCGATCACGAGGAAACGGTGGGGTAAACCAAGGTTTATTACCTTGGCGGAGTCCACGATCACGATGCCTGTCGAGGTGTACAAGAACTACGACAAGTCGTCGCAGACGACGACGTTCGACGTGAACATCACGGGCAGAACTTCCGATTCGCTGTGGGACACGGCGAAATGGGATGACGCCGACCCCGATTCCGACTATTACGCCGCCTGGGACGCCATTTCAAGAGATTTGGTTGCTGACGTGGTTCGGCTACCGACACTTGGGACAGCCCTCAGTATTAGTTTGAAGGTCAACGGCCCATCCACGAACCATCACTGGGAGGTGAACGCTATGGCGTTCACTTACAATCCGAGGAGATTGCGCTAAATGGCGACGCTGGCCGTCACGAACGATTTTTCGGCGGGGACCACGATTGTGGCCGCCGACATGAACACCAACTTCTCCGACATCGAGACGTTCGTCAATTCGTCCCCTGGGTTGGTTCAGGACACCCTGGTGGACGCCAAAGGCGACCTGCTGGCCGCTTCGGCTGACAACACGATCACCCGCCTGGCGGTCGGCGCCAACACCTACGTGTTGACAGCCGACTCGACGGAGGCCACAGGTATCAAGTGGGCTGCGGCCACAGCGGGAACGGTCACGGCGGTCACTGGGACAGCCCCGATTGTGTCGTCTGGTGGGACAACGCCCGCTATTTCCGTAACGACCAATGATGCACAGCTCATTTTGAACAACACCGTCTTCAACTAAGGAAAGATAATGGCAACATATTCCAAGCATGTTCTCAGCGGAACCCCCGCCGATGGCAGAAACGTCAAGGTTGCTGCTACGGCGACGGCGGGAACGCTGATTCATACGGCGATAGCGGGCACTTCTGACCTGGAC